GTGCTAACAAGGCCCCTTAACCTAAAAGCAGGGTCTTCTCTTCTTTTTCTTTTATTATATTTATTATGGGTTTTTCTACTTCTTTCAACATCTAAATAATATGTTCTTCTGCCTCTATTCTTTGAATAGTCTTTATCTTCTGTTTTTTTTATTATATATCTTTTTTTCTGCCGTAGCGCTTTTTCTGGATTTAATTTATAAAGCTGATTTCTTTTTATTCTTTCACAACTATAACAAGCTTTTCTTTTATATAGTTCATTATTGCATTTATAATCACCAAACTCTTCTGCTTTTTTTAAACAATTACAAGTTTTGCATGTTAATTCTTGTGTTTCTGATTTTTTAAATGGTGTCCTTAAAACAATTCCTTGTTGTTTCCTGATTTTGGCCTGTGCCCTTTCTATACCTCTACAAGATTTACATCTATTATAGATCCCGTTTTTTTTAGATTTGTCTATATTAAAACAAGAAATATCCTGCTCTATCTTACATTTAGAACAAGTTTTCTTTGGAATATCTTCAGGGTGTTCCGAGGACATTAACCTAGGCACCAAATCTAATTTTTCAGAACATGTTAATAATTTATCAAAGTCAGTCATAAAACCCCTTTATTCAGAGGCCTTATTCTGCATTAATGAATCACGACTATCGAAAATAGTATGACTATCTGCGCGATTCTGGTAAAGATCAGTTTGGTTCTGAACTGATGACCCTGGAACTTGATTTCCTTTAAGAGTAGTATATCCCTCTCTGAAATTATATACCTTCTTATCTAAAGAGCATTGCCATTCATCTTCGCCTATTCGGGCCATTGGGCAACCAGCATGCTCAGGGCAGTGGCGACTCGATAGCATATTCTCCGAAGGCTTTCTTGTATCTACTTGTTCTGCAACGGCTTTTTGCACTGCCTCTACATTATTTTCGCCATCATGTAAATCTTTATTAACCTGTTCATATGCTCGTTCTCTAGCAGAAGATCTTGCGGCATCTCGAAGTTTATTAATCTCATAATCTATAATCTTCTTATGCTCTAAAATAGAATTCTTTGGAGCAGATAAAGTTATTAATAATTCATCTATTACTGATGCTTGCTTCATTAAGAACTCATCCCCGCTCTCATCAAATGCTGTGGCTAATTGACTTAACTCCTCAACCTTATCCGGAGTAATTGATGCTGGATTCAATTTATCTTCAATTAAATTAAAAGCCGCCGTTGATGCATCCTTTATATTATCAAAAGCCTTAAGAATATTATTCTCTACTCTTTGTGATATTTCAGAATCTGTAAAAGAATCTAACTCAATTAAAGCATGTTCTAATTCAGAACTCTTTAGTAATTCTTTTAATCTATCTTGATTCTCCCATAAAATTTTAATTATGGCAAAATTTTCAGCATTATTCTTTGATGAATCTTCTTTCTTATTATTTCTACGATATTTAATTTCTGTTTCAAGTTCTTTGCTCATAGGACCTAATGGAGCATATCCAATCATATCTGAAGATCGCATATCATTAGTATCTTCAGAAGCCTCTTTTTCAATAGGCTTAATATAATTTTGAGCCTGATAAATAGATCTTAAACATGCTCCTAAAGTCTCTTTTAGTTGTAATGATTTCTCTTTATTAGAATAACTCTCATCTTCCTTGGCTTCATTTTCCCAAGACTCTAAAGCCTTCTTAAAGTCTTCTCCATCAACTACCTCTTTAACGGAAGCTTCTAATTTATCTAGTATTTCATTTAGTTTCATAAAAACTCCTTATTAAAGAAAAATCTTGTGGCTCATTATATAAGGAGTCTCTACCTTCTCCTCCAATTTAGATGCCTGCTTGGTTAAACCATTCTTCATCCCAAGGCCACTCATATATACCGCTAATCCAGCCTTATATGCATCTACATTCTCCGACGCAGCTAATGCAGATAAACTATCCTCCGCCTTGGCAAAATTATCTTCAGCTATAGCACTCTTGATATTACTTATCAACTCACTAGGCTTCAATCCATAATTAGGACTAGCAACTCCCATCATCCTTACATCCTTACTTCCAGATGATGCAACCTTCTTAATCCCGTCTACAGTAAACTCATGAAGCTCACCAGCTGCTATAACTACCTTAGGCTCTAATACTCTACCATTAACTATACTAACAGGAACTTTCATTCCAGCATTACCTAAAGATACCGCATAATATACGCTCTTATCATCACATTCAGCTACGGCAACTTGAACATTCTTATATCCTAATGAAGCTAATTTGCGCTGAATTACATTACTTCCAGCAACAACTGCCTTCTCTCCAAATATAAATGAAGCCTCTCCTTTAGGAGTATCAAGCGATTTGGCAAATGTCATAACCTCAGGACTCTCACTAACAACTACATCAGGAATTATACTCTCAACTTGCTGATACATAATCCCATCCGCCCCATCACAAGGAGTCTCATTACCACATGCCATCTTCATTATTGCCCGATCAACATCAGTCAATTGCTTCTCTTCTCCAAATTTAGCATTGCCAAGAACAGTTAATACAGAATCTCCACTTACATTATAACTCTTTCCAGCTGTAATAAATACATGATCCTTAATCTCACTAGCACTTAAATCAACAAATCCAGCTTGAGATAGAAACATTGTAGGTAGTAAAGCTAATTCACCCTTCATCTCAATTGGAACAAGAACATTGCTCATTCCCTTTGGAGTCTCATAACTAGCATTAACAATTATAAAATCTTCATTGCCAGCAAATACACTAACAGTCTTGGGTGCCGCTCCAATAGAATTTAATTCAGTTAGACAAGCCTTTTCAGCCTTAACCGCCATATCATTAGAATATAATTTATGCTTACCGCTCTTATCAAAGACTTCAGATAGAGCATTTGCCAATACAGGGTCAGCCATTCTATTTAATGATACTTCTACGAAATCACCTTCATTAACATCATGGTGCATTAATGTAGGAGTAGGTAATTCTTTCTTACCAAGCTCATCTACGAATACTTCTGCAAATTTAGTATTGCGGCTATAAAGATCATTATATAGACCTTCAAACTCAGCCTTTGATAGAAATACCTTACCATTCTCTTCCATTTTTGATAATACATTAGCTGCTTGAACTATTGTATAATCCTCTGGAAATTCACTTGCTGCTCGTTTAGCTCTAACTACTAATAGAGGAATAGCAAATTTTTCTGATGCTTCAATGGCTTGTGTAGCTCTTTTAACTATATTTGATAATTCTGTAAGGTTCATAATGTTTTCCTTATTTCAAAAGCTCTGGATATTTTTTAACTAATAGTTCCTTATCCTCGGAACCTAATTCATTTACCATCTTGCGCACTAAAGCTGGATTGGAAGCAAGTGAATTCGGCAAAGTCCTGGCAAGCATATATGCATCAGATTGTTTTAATCCAACTGAAGCTAATGCTATCTTTTTTACAGGCTCTCCCTTATAATATACGCTGACATAATTTTTAGTTTTATCAGGAATAGCAGCCCAAGCAGATTTAGATGATGCGGTAATTTCAATAGAATTATCATCTTCATACATAGAAACAATTACTTCCTCATCATTTCTACGCTCTATTTTCCATAATCCATCAATATCTTCTGGATCTACAAATCGCACGACATCAAATGCCACTTTCTCTATGCGACTCTTAACATCTGCTAAACGATAAATCTTTCGAGGATTTACGCCAACATCCAATTGCTCATAATCTACAGAATATTTATCCATATTTTATACCCTTATTATAATTTGCTAACAAAGTTCATTCATTTTAATGTGATAATAATAGTGGGTATAAGAATAAATTATTCAGGACACCACATTAATATTTATAAAACAGCTTTCATAAACTCTTTTACTGCCTTTTGATACTTGAGAGGTTGATTATTTTTTAATTGTTCAAAGAACTCTTTACTTTTATTAAAACTTACAATTCTAGACATATATATATAATTAGTTTCTGATTGATCTTCATCTTCATATGATTTTGGTATACAATATTTTTTTATTATAGATATAAATTCATCTGCTGTAATTAAACCCGTCCAAAATTTTGCCAAATCTTCATGTAATGGCACAGGGAATTCATTTTTATTAACCTTAAAATCATTAATTTCATCAGCAAGTCTAGTATAAAATTCTATATCTCTTAAAGGATGAATAGGCCTTTTATCTTTACTTTCTTTATCTTCTTTATTTTCAGATAAGTTATTATTAATTTTAGTAGTGTTTTGTCTAATATTTTTACTTGGTAAGCCAGCCTCTTCTTTAAGATTCTTGGCAATTTTTACTGCGGTTTGGATTAAATGTATTAACTCATGTCTTATAGTATTTTTTATTTCTAAAATGGTATTTTCTATAGCATAATCAGAAGCAATATTTGCTCCTCCAAAGATATTATCTAAATATATGTCTTTTATACATATAGTCATCTCGCCTAAATATATATCATCATCATCTTTGTATTCTGGATCAAAATAAGATTTTCTCCATAAACCTAAATAATCTTTTCCTGACGCATCATCGACAACATACCTAAAAGAAAAATATTTTCCAGGTAAATTACCCACATATGGAATTATACTTGCTGGAATTTTAATAACATCTTTCATAGAAGACCTTGCATTGCTGCTTAATCTTTTATATTTAGCATATATTATTTTTAATGATTTTTCATATTCTTCAGAAGGTATATCAAAATTATAATTTGCAAAACTTTCAAAAGTATTCACTATAACATCAATATCTCTACTTATCTTGCCTTTTAAAGAGTCTATTATTTCTAATGGTGTAGCGCCTTTTTCTTCTATTTTATGCTTTCCTACCTCCATACTTTGAAGATCTTCATTATCTTGTGGATTTATTTCTATCCAAAAATTATATTTTCCAGATTCTAATTTAACAATTGACATACTAAGTATTTTTGGCTTCGTCCAATCATATACTCCAAAAAATCCAGTCTTTTTATCACGGGCATTAACATTAAAATAACTAATATCATTAAACTGTCGTGTTGATAATGCGCTATAAAAGTAATTAAAATCTCTTTCAAATTGAGGAGGATCAGGATCTGATGTCCATAATAAATCTGATATTGAATTAGTTATACGTCTAAATAATATTGAATTTTCTTTAATATATGCTAATTTCTCATTTCTCTCTTTATTATCAAAGTTCTTTTCAGCTATAGAATGGAATATTTTATTATAATAAACTCCTAATACCTTATCCTCAACCATTTTTTGCAACTCAGCGGGAACTTCTATAACTCCAGCTTTCTTATAAAAGATATTAATGGCACGTAATAAATTATTTAATCCGGTTATCATATGTAAATGCTAAATTATACCATCTTCCTTTTGGCCCATACTTCTTTTTGAGAAGCTTTCATTTTATCTATAGATTCTTGAGAATGAGTCTTGCCAGTCCGATCGTTTCTATTACATCCAGCTAAAGCAATATTATTTCTATGAAGAACCCTATATACATGATTATAATTATGTTTTTCCATAATTTCACAAGCAGGCATTCCAGCAATATAATCAGCAATAATCTCTTGCTCTTTTTCTTTAGAAATTTTAATTCTTTTTAAAGCAGCTGCCTCCACAACTTCGCGGGGAATAACTCTTCCAACTAAAGCTTTACTTATTTTTTCTAAAACCTCTGGAGGGTGCTTTTTACCTAACATTGGATGTATAGTATTTTTATGCCATTCTATCATCTTTTCACTATGATGATCTTTTTCTTCTTGTGATTTTATATTTCCAGTATTTGCTTCTGAAATTTTTCGTTTAGCCTCATCAGAAAGATGTTTTCCAAACCAAGGCGATTTATCTCCCTTTAATGATTCAGAAATTTTCTTTTTACTCTCTTCCGAATGCTTTCCTCCCCTACCACCAGCCTTAAGATTATACCCTATTTCAAGATTGCGACTATCATATTTTATGATATATTCATCCTCTAATTGGTTTATTTTATCCTGAACTTCTTGATTAGCCTCTTCAGAAGCATCTTTTGGCATAATTTCTTCTAAAATTGTATATTCAAAATTTTCACAACCATATTTTTGAATTGCGTAATATAAACATATAGAGTTATTGTAATTGCATCCATCGCGCCCCATTCTTTTGCTCAATGGTTCCAACCAGCTTTGCCCAACATAAATCTTACCATTTACTTTATTAGTCAAAAGATATACTTTGCAACTCGTTAATTTATTTCCTACACTCGTCATTTACACCAACTTACCTTTCAGATCATACTATATCATGAGAGTTGAAGAAGTTGAATAAAAAAGACTAGTATTGGAAATACATTATACTAAATTTGTTATAATCTACTAACTTTAACCTGCCTTTTAACCTGTCTCGTCTATCTTTTAACCTGTTTGCTTTATTTATTAACCTGATTTATTAACCTGTCTATTTAAACTATACTAAATATCATAAGCGCATTACAAATCTTGTAAATCTGCTAATTTCGCTAGTATTTCAAGCACTTCCGGGTCTGTTTCTGCTGCTCTTTTAATCCTCTTTTTGGCACCACCATAATTTCTTTTCTTGCCACCATTAAGGTATTCTACGTTACCCGAAATTGATTTTGCGATTGAGCTTTGATTGACTTGAAGCTTCTTCGCTATTTCCATTTGCGTCATTCCCTCCGAGGTCATTTTTATTACTTGTTTTTGTCTCTTCGTTAATTCTTTATCCACAATTCTCCAGAAGGCCATTCGTAATTGTTCTTTCAATTCAAAGAATTCCTCATTATAACCGAATGGATTTAATTTGGAGTAGATGCCTTCAGAGTTGGCGACTTCGTTTAATATCTCTGGAGAGCAACAAAGCTCACAAAAGAGGGACTGATAATTATCTGACCTGTTGCGAGTTCGATCTACCATTTATGCTCCTAATAAATATTTTATACCAAGTTGTTTGAGTAAAAAGTAAACATTCGTATCTGTTCGTCCTAATTCTTTAGCTACTAATTTAGTTTTACAAATATCATTATTTTCATATTTAGCATATAAATTTATCAATTTTTCTTTTAATTCTTTAGTTTTAAGATCTCTTTTAATATTTTGCCGCAACTTGTAATCTTTCATATAAAGAAATCTTTTATATTTTCTGTCAAGATAAATTGTTGCATCTTTATATAAATATTCTGCAATCTTTATACAAGATGGATTACCGCCATACATTATTCTATATTGGCCATTATGAAAATTTATTTTAGATTTACTATTTATTCCATTTAACTTTAAAATATTATCAAAAGAAGTTAAAAATTCTTTTGTTCCACAAATATCAATATTTCCTTGATCTTTTTTAGTAGACCTAATACATCCATCTCCGTCAAAATATCCCCTCATAAAATGACTTATCAATTTGTGATTTTTAAGATTATCTGGAAATAAACATGTATGTGTTTTTCTTTCATTAATCATAAAAATATTATTAAGATCATCAAATATCTCCGTTGAAGATATATCTAACCTACACATTTCATTAATATTTTTATACTTTTTTGAATAAACAGAATATTTTTTAACCTCAGACTCTGCTTGTATTAAATTTTTAAAACTTACTAAATGATCATAATCTTTTGATGATAAATTAATTATTAATTGCTTTGATTGAGAATATATATTTTTTT